TGGACAAGTTCACAAAGAACCTTGAGGGCCAAATCCTCAAAACTGATGAAGAACAACGCATGGTCTATGGCTGGGCCTCAGTAGTAACCGAAAAGGGTGAACCTGTAGTAGACCGCCAAGGTGATGTAATTGAACCTGACACGTTAGTACGTGCCGTAAACAAGTTTATGGAACATGTCCGTGTAGGTAAAGAAATGCATACAGGGGAGCAAATCGGGGCTGTAATACACTCGATGCCGATCACTAAAGAGATTGGTGAATCCCTTGGCATACAGAGTGATCGGGAAGGTTGGATCGTCGCGTTTAAAGTATATAACGATGACGTTTGGGCCAAGGTCAAATCTGGTGAACTAGCTGCCTTTAGCATTGGTGGCAGAGCAGTAAAGGAAGACTATAATGGCTAACCTTTTGAAACAGCTTGAACTGGACGAACTGTCTTTGGTGGATCGTCCTGCCAATGCTCAGGCAATGGTGTCCCTCTTCAAGCGCGACAACCTTAACGGAGAAGAAATGACCGAAGAAACAGAAAAGTCTTACGAGACTGACAAGATGGAATGTGAGACTTGCACAGCCGATAAGGTATGCGCCGATTGCACTCCAGATATGGAAAAAGCTGACGAGGCAGAAGCTGTAGAAGAGATCAACCCTCTCGCAGAAGAAGTAGAACGCTTGAAGGCAGACAACGAAGGGTTGCGTAAAGCACTCATCGAAGGTGGTTATGTAATTAGTGCTGATAGCATTGAGAAGAAAGCCCCAGCTGAGTTCGTCGAGTATGACGGCGAGAGCATTAACAAAGCAGACATTCCTGCTGTAATCTTGAAGGCTCTTGAAGCTGCTGAGATTGCTAAAGCAGACGCAGAGTTGACCAAAAAAGCGGAAGCAGCCCTTCCTAACTTTAATGTCGAAACTGCTAAACAACTTGTTAAGTCTTTCGAGACTAACGAAGAGGTCATGGGCGTACTAAAGGCAGCCGATATTGCTTTCGGTGCAACAATGGAAGAAGTAGGCAAGTCTGATGTTGACGGTGAGTTCACTACCGCAGCTGACAAACTTGATGCACTTGTAAAGTCCTATCTGGACACCAACACACTGAAAAAGAGCGACTACGCTAAAGCATATGCTGCCGTAGCAAAGACCGATGAAGGTAAAGCTCTAATCACTAAATCCTACAAAGGGGAATAATCATGGCTGTTATGCAATCACGCGACAACCGCACTTTCGTAGCTGGGGAAGACCTCTCCGCTGCACAATTCAAATTCGTAACACTAGAAGCAGACGGCGCAGTCGATCTTGCTGACGCAGCTGGCGAAAACGCTATCGGTGTCTGCCTCGTAGGCGCAGCTGCTGGTGCAGCAGTAACCGTATGTGTATCTGGCTCCGTAATGGTAGAAGCTGGTGGCACAATTGCTGCTGGTGCTGCTGTACAAACTGGTGCTGATGGCACTGCTTTGACTGCCGCCGCTGGTGATGTCGTACTAGGCTATGCTCGTGAAGCTGGCGTAGATGGTCAAATCATCGAAATCGAAATGATCCAAGGCGGCAACGTAGTAGCCTAAACTATCGCATTAAAGGAATAACATAATGCCACAACTTACACCATCTTCGGTCCACTTGGACCAGCCGCTGACAAACCTTACACTTGCGTTTGCTCAAGACCAGAACAACTTCATTGCTGACAAGGTATTCCCTACAGTCGGTGTTGAGCGTCAGTCAGACAAGTTCTACGTCTATAACCGCGACAACATGAACCGCACTGGTGACGTTAAAGTTCTTGCTCCACGCACAGAAGTTAACCGCATCGGTCTGTCGATCTCCAACGAATCCTATTACGCCAGCGTATATGGCTTGGGCATGGACTTTGACCAGCAGACTTTGGCAAACGAAGATGCAGCATTGGACATCCGTTCCGCTGGTGCGCAGACTTTGGCAACACGCCTGATGATCCACCGTGAAGAGCAGTTCGCTGCAAAATTCTTCGCTGCATCCATCTGGGGTTCTGAGTCAACACCATCTAACTTGTGGTCTGACTACGTAGCTGGTACTCCAATCCAAGACGTAACAAACGCTCGTCGTACCATGCAACTTAAGTCTGGCGGTTTCAAGCCAAACACAATGGTTGTCGGTAAAGAAGTCCGTGACATCTTGGTTAACCACCCAGCAATCCTTGCCCGCCTTAACGGTGGCGCAACAGTTTCCAACACAGCTTTGGTTACTGACGCTAAGTTGGCTGAAATCTTTGAGGTAGAGAACTTCTACGTCATGGAAGCTGTCAAGAATGACGCAGTTGAAGGTCTTGCAGAAAGCAACTCTTTCATCGGTGGTAAGCACGCTCTGTTGGTACACGGTCCACGCAACTCTGGTCTGATGACCCCTGCGGCTGGTCTGACCTTCGCATGGAACAACATTCCAGCAGCTAACAACTTGGGCATCACAGTTGAATCCTTCTCGGACGATGCTTTGAAGCGTCAGCAAATCGCTGAACACATCCAAGTTAAAATGGCCTATGACATGAAAGTCACTGGCGCTGATTTGGGTTACTTCTTCGATACAGTAGTAGCTTAAACAACTTAGGTGGGGGCTTTCGGGTCCCCACCGCTTTACATTAAGGAACCCCGACGATGACTACCCCCCTACAGTATGACCGACCCTTGTTTGTTAAAGTTCCCTTTACTGGTAAGAACCGTACATGGGATCGGCAAGAACACTTCCCTTGGAAAGAGCTATCAGTAGATAAGACTGCTGTAGAGTCTCTATATAATAATAACTACCTATATCATAGTGGTGACCTAGAGGCTATGGCCAAGGTTGGCGATGGTTTAGAATCTCTTGGTGCAGACGCACTCGCATCTGTAGTAGCGACCATCAATGAGAAAGTAAAGGCTAAGACTAGCTCTAAGACAGAGTATGACCGTAAGCGGTGCAAGCAGTCTAAGATAAATGATAAACAGCGCGGTCTGATCCGTAGTTGGCGCAGAACACATGGACAGTTGGAGAATGACTGATGGCTTGGAGCTATGACGAAGGTAACTTAAACACAAGTAACGCGCTTGGACGGTTGAATGCCATCAGGTTGCTTATTGGTGATACCGATACAAACGACCAACAAGTGCAAGACGAGGAAGTATCCTTCGCCGTAGCTCAAGCTAACAACAACGTCTACAAGTCTAGTGCTTGGTTATGTCGTGTCATCGCAGCCAAATACTCCCGCAACGTAGACAACGAGATCAGCGGTGCGCTTAAGGAAAGTGCATCACAGCTTAAAGTTCACTACATTGCACTCGCTGATACACTTGAGTATCAA